TTTGCTGAATTGAAGTCCTAACTTTTGCTACGTGGTTTCTGACTAAACTAGACCTACCGATGTCTGGCATCTCCATATTATACTCAAAGTCCATAAGCCTGTTAAGGATTTTCATTTTTGCAAGGGAGAGGGTCAATCGGCTCGTTTTTATGTGGAAGCAACTGTTACCGTAACTGACGGAGAGAACACAATCCAAACAAAAGCAAGTGCAAGAGAGAGCTTCGACAAGAAAGGTATGGATGATAGTCAAATTACAGGCTCGATCGGATCATACGCTCGTAAATATGCACTTAATGGTTGTTGGGGTATCGACGATACAAAAGACGCAGATGCTACCAATACGCACGGCAAGGACATACCACAGCAAAGTTTTAAGCCATCGACATCATTTGATATATAATGGAAAGGTCAGTATTGAGTTGGGTGTTGATTACAACAACGGCTCTGATTTTTGGAAAAGCACTCAAGCTATTGGATATAGATTGGTTCTGGGCTTTCTTTCCTTTCACATTCACAATAATAGGTAGTATGGTTTTATTATTTATAACCAAGCCTAAAGATGGAAAAGAATAGAATAGTACACGGAACAGATGCTTGGCACGCAGCAAGAAGCGGTAAATTTACTCCTAGCGAACTTTATCGGCTAATGACCGAACCAAAGAACAAACTAGAGAAGATTTCCGAAGGTGCTAAAACATACGTAAAAGAAAAGATAGCAGAAACGCTTACAGTAGACATAAGCAATGAAAAGATGTTTGCTGGCAATAATGCAACCGAATGGGGTAACTCTTATGAGGGAGAAGCTATCGAACTATTTTGCGATATGATTAATAAAGAAATTGTATTACCCGGATTTATAAACTATGATGACAACTTTGGTGGAACGCCCGATGGATTGGCTAGAGATAATATTTTTGGTATTGAGGTTAAGTGTCCTTATAACCCATCTATTCATTTGGACAATCTTCTTCTCGATTCTGTGGCTTTTAAGAAAGAGCGTAAAGAATATTATTGGCAGATACAAGGCTACTCGTTAATTACAGGAATAGAGAATTGGTATTTTATAAGCTATGACCCACGTCAGATTGACTATAAGATTAAGATCCTACCGATTAAAAGAAACGAAGATGACATCAGATTAATTAAAGAAAAATTAGAATTAGCAAACGATTACAAACAACAATTAATAAACAACTTAAAGCAACAAAAATGAGTACAATTAAACAAACCCAGTATTGCGGTAGCGCAAGAGAATTAGGCGATTCTTTATTGATTGACCTAAATCTAAATCAACTAAGAGAAATTTTAGCTAAGGCTGAAAACGCTCAATTCAGGTCTACTTTTACAACTAAGGATGGAACAGCTAATGAGGTATTGAAGCTAAAGGCGGTTAAACGCAAAGAGGCACAAGGATTCTCAACCCATTTCTTATGCTTAAATGATTATGTCAAAGGAGAAGCAAAGCAAGACCTCCCTTTCTAAGAAGCAATTTCCGGTAGATTACAGATGGGATTTAGCATTTGAGTCTATTAAGGAATTAACTGGAGCAAGCCCGAACGCACTAAGACGTGCTAGTAGGGTAACTCCTTTGCCTGCCTGCCGAATGATTGTGGCTTATGTTATGTATCGGGAACTCTATATGACTCCTGATTATATAGCTACGCAACTGAATAAGGATAGGACTGCTACGTACTACTATTTAAAGATAATGGATGAATATAAAAGCATATCCCCCTATAAAGAATATTACGAAGCATTTAGAGAATTGTTTTACAGAAAGATTACCACGCTAGGTTATGTTTGCACTTGTTGTGGAGCATTAGAACCGGCAATAAAAGGAGATAAATACTTAAAACCAAACACAAATGAAAACCATTAATATAAGAAAAGAAGAACTTGATAGACTTGCCGATACTTGTTGCAGGGTATTTGAGGTTAACATAGAAGACTTTTATAACAAATCAAGAAGAAGGAAACCGGTAGACGCTCGCAGGGCTTATTTTCATATACTAAAAACATTTTATCCTTTCTGCCCAAACTAGGAAATCTTTTTCAAAGTAGGCTTCATTAGTTTCAAAATTAGGTTTGTCCAAAGTTAAATGCTCGAATGTTAAAACCTTACCGGTTAATTTAGTTCTTGCTTTATCTACTTTTATGAGTTTTACCTCATCACCAATCGACCAAGAGAATTTCCAAACGCTTCCTATTAATTCCTCAATATTATTATAAGAAATCTTCGGCATCCTCGTCTTCAATCACAAACCTAACCCTAGCCAATGTCTTACTTGATTCCTCGTAGAATCTGTCCTGCTTGTCAACAATCTTGAGATTATATAAAGCCTGACAGAATCTAACAGAAGGATTTTTTAAGAGATAGTCTTTGAGTTCTTCTAGGATTTGTACGTTATAATTCTCCCTCCTGAACGTCATCACTTTCTTCTTCTTTTGGTCTAAAGGTTTCTATCGCCTCTTTAACGATAACTGCATCATCTAATGTTAACACACCTTTTGACTGGGCGACTAATGCCACCTCAATTAAAATTTGAATTGCTTTGTTTTGCTCCATAATTAATTTTTTTTCTAATATACTTAAAAATCTAAGTTTGGTGGAATAAAGTTATCAACATTTACATCGTAGAAAGAAGATAGTGCTAGATTATTTCTAAATAATACCCTTCATGTTTCTCCATTCCTATTCTTTCGTATAAAGCAAACACACTTTCCTTTACTATCCTCCATCTTACTATCAAACTCAAATTCGGGATAATCGTAATACTCTGCTCGCCATAACATCAATACCATATCTGCGTCTTGCTCGATACTTCCTGATTCTCTTAGGTGATGCAAGAAAGGTATTTTAGGATCAGATGCTTCTACCTGTCGAGATAATTGTGCGATAGCAATAATTGGTATGTTTAATTCTTTTGCTAATAGCTTTATCTTACGGCTAATCTCAGAAATCTCCTGCTCTCTATTACCCTTTGCCTTACCTACGTTTATAAGTTGTATATAGTCGATAACAAGTATCTTAATGTCGTGGCGACGCTTCATTGTAATAGCCCTTGCTCTGATGTCGTCAATAGATGCGTTTGGCTTATCGTCAATATGGATTGGTAATGTACCTATGTTTTGTGCCTTTCTAAAATACTCGTGTAATTTATCTTCGTCTAATTCATTAATTCTTGAGTTAGATATTTGGGCTTCAATAGCTGCAAACTTTTTTGTTAGTTCGGTATGGCTCATCTCTAAGCTAAAAAAACCTACGGGGGTATTGTGGTGCTTTGCAAGTCGATAGGCAACGTTAATTCCAAAGGTAGTTTTTCCCATTCCGGGTCTACCTGCTACAATTACAACCTGCTGGTTCTTAAAACCTATAATTTGTTTATCTAAATCGGCGAAGCCACTTCGGCAACCACTAAACTCTCCGCTTAACTCCATTTCCTGCTCTCTAATCAACTCGATTAAAGAATTTGATATGTGGATACCACCTACGTTAGATGTTTCGTTAGAGAGGCTTAAAGTAAGCTCATTTGCCAAAGATAGGTTGTCTACCATCTCATCTCCGCTGTAAAGTTTATCTACAAGCTGTGTAGCCTTTAATATTCCAATCCTTCTTTTATAGGTTTCGCTAACCACCTCGCAATAATATTCTAGGGAAGCGGTGTTTACAACTCCCATTGTTAAATCCATTAGGGCACTAATACCTCCGATAGCTTCTAGTTTATTCTCGGCTTGTAGCTTAGAGTTTATAGAGATTAGGTCAGTAGGTCGAGATGCTGAAAATTGTTCGCTAATTGCATTGTAGATAACTTGGTTTTTATGCGAATAGAAAGCGTCTAATGGTAATTTAGAAATCACTTGGTGTAATGCCTTTGGCTGGTCAAGTAATATTCCTAAAATAGCATCTTCTATTTCTATGGCTTGTGGTAGTTGTTTCATTTGTGGTTATACTTTAGATGTTAGTAGTAGTGTTCGTGTTTCTGTTGCTTTTGTTGGTAGTAGATACTTTGTAATTATCCAAGAAATATTCTCGTGATGTACTTCGTACTTTTTAGATAACTCCATTGCTGTTATACCTTCGTTTGTAAATGCTTCCAGTATCTCTGCAACTTGCTCCCTTGTTAAGTTTCTAAATTTAAGTGGGGGGTAGTTGTTGTAATCTCCAACGGTTATCATATCACAATCTTGTTTGGTTTTTGTTCTTGCTTCACAAAGTTAAGATAATTTTCAAATTTACTAGCTTGAAATAAAGTTTGTGGTCTAAGATATTGTTCCCACTCCGTTCCTTTCCACTTAGCAACCATATTGTCAATTACGATTTTAAAGTCTTCTAGTTTATACCCTTCATCTAGTCTTCCGCTGATAATTCTTTGGTTCGCTTTATTGCTAAATTTATAATTGGTATTTGCCTTTTCATTTAGATATAAAATAACCTCTTTGAATATATTAAGTTTAGTATTATTATATATAGTATTATTATCTTCTCGTTTTTGCGTATAGGTATGCTCATTTTTGCGTATAGGTATAGGCATTTTTGCGTATAGGTATACTCATTTTTGCGTATAGGGTAAGCGTGCGTTTATTGGCATCTTCTTTATCCACTATTGAGTGTAAATACCCAGCCTCTACAAGCTCATTAACAAGCCGAGAAATGGTACTTTCTGACCTATCTAATACCTCTCCTAAGTACTTATTTCTTACAAAACATTTACCATACTTATTGCAAAAATTAGCCACTAAACCATAAAGTAATTTAGCCTTATCGGATAGCTCCTTATCGTAAAAAATATCGGATGGGATAGTATAGTAAAATCCTTCCATTGCCTTTACTTTAAATAGGTTTGGTTGTAATATTCTAAAGAATTTCCTTTATTTGAATATACATATCCCATATCATATGCTCTTTCTATTTGCTTTTTTTCTTTTTCGATGAGCTGTTTAGCCATTCTTACTGTATCATTAATACAAGTAAATACGGTCAAGTTTTCAAGTTCATATAATTCAGCTTGAACTTCTAATTTTTCAATAAGCTCCATCATTGCCGTCTGTTCCATTATCTATTTTTGTGCAAGATTAATCTTCTTGTTAATTTATCATGTGGGCGGTCGCTACCAGTAAAAAGTTTATATGCCTGACCATATCTTACTCTGAAGGGCTCGTCAAACTCAAGTAAGTCGCTCGCTGCATCAACTGCAAACATAATAGTAGTTCTATGGCGCATTAATGGTACGTTAAACGAAATCTGATACTCATTCATCTCGTAGAACGACTTAATAATATGATAGTATGCTTTTCTTGCATCTGCGATATTTGCTCTCTTACAACGGCTAAAAAAGTCCTCTATATTGACCTCAAATGCTCTGCAACAAGCGTCTGCAAGTCTGTTTAGTTCTTCATCTCTAATTATTTTGGTTTTCATTTGTATT